GTTAGCGTTCCGCTGGCAGGTGTGCCGAGTATAGGAGTAACTAGCGTAGGGCTAGTGGCGAAAACATTTGCCCCTGTGCCAGTTTCGTCTGTCAATGCTGCTGCTAAATTTGCTGATGTTGGTGTAGCCAAAAAAGTCGCAACACTTGTACCAAGTCCAGAAACACCTGTCGATATAGGAAGTCCGGTGCAACTGGTCAGCGTACCGCTTGAAGGTGTGCCGAGAACTGGAGTCACCAAAGTAGGTGATGTCAGCGAAAGCGTGTCGCCGCTTTGCAGTTCCTGCACTGTGGTCGTGTTACAAACTAGTGGATATCGTGCTGCCATAGTGTTTCCTTAACTGACAGTTACATTGACGGTGGTAATGCCACCAAATAACAAGACTGGTAATGAGCCATTTGAGATCGACACATTCTGCACTGAGCCACTGTAGAGCGTGACAGGTAAAACAGTGACTGATGAGCTAGCACCAATTTGAATTATGCTGGCCGTTCCGTTATCCTTGCGAGCATATAGTTTGCCATCGTAGGTGTTGATTCCAAGCTCACCAAGTGCGAGATCACTTGTGGTTGGCACCCTTGCAGCTACTGCGCTCTGTTTTATTTTGACAGTGTTGGCCATCTTAGAAAGTGCCTCCATCAATGATGATGCCGCTGCCCAAACTGGTTGCACTCAACACCACAGTACCATTGATGTAGTAGCTCTTGCCTGATGCAACATTGATATGATCGCTGCTCGTCCAAGAGGTAGTGGACAACACCCAGTTCCAGGTGTGATCCGTGAGTCCGTGAAGTGTTAAACCGCCACCATCCGCTGCTGCTTCTGTGACCGATCCTTGCGCTAGCTCGATGTTCTTATCTGCCACAGAGAGCGTACTGCTTGAGATCGTAGTGGTCGTGCCATTAACTGTTAAGTTTCCTGAAAGCACTAAGCTTGTTCCAGTTGCTGCGCCAATGTCAGGGGTTATAAGTGTTGGGGTATTCGCATGAACACCTGCACCTGTTCCTGTGGAAGTTGTGACTCCCGTACCACCACTAGCTACTGCAAGTGTTGCAGAAAGTGATGCTGCACTACCTGAGGTATTTTGGTTAAGGGTGGGGAAATCCCCTGCCACTGCGATAGAGGGTGCGCCTGTGGTGGTGGTGTTTTTGAGTATCCCAGTGGCTAGCCCTGACATCAGCACACCATTGATTTTAACCACTGTCAAAGCTGTGGCACCAGTGGCATCGCCAGTATGGGTAACATTACTAACGAGAGATGAATAATTTGAATTGACTGCGTTATCACCAGTATTAGTGCCACTTAAATTAGCCACTGCGGTATTAGCTAACATCGCATTAGTGATCGCCAAGGATGCGATGGAGGTTGTTGTGCCAACAGAGGTAACTACGCCTGTGAGGTTCGGGATACTATTGCTAACAAAGTCAGGGCCACCGATAGCGATGACACTTGATGCAACCCCTGAGACATCACCCAATCCGTAGTAAAGTATGCGGTATCCCGATGTTTCGTTCATCGCTAATTCGGCTGCAGCCAGTGTAGAAGGGCCACCTGTACCGCCACCAGTTAAACGCCTTTTGATTCTGATCGTGTTAGCCATGATTAAAGATCCTTAGTTAAAAGTTCAGAAATTTCCACCGTCTAATTTATTCGAGTTCGTCCAAGTCGAAAGCCCGTTTGAATATTTCAAAAGGTCACCATCGGCAGGGCTGATGATAAGTACATCGGTCAGGTCATCCAGTGTTCCTACTGTGGTAATGCCACTTGGTCCGGTTGGGCCTGCAGGTCCAATGATTCCTGGGGTGGACACACTAAGCCTATTTTTTGGATAAACCACTTCTATTTTTCCTGCACCACCATCCAGCACCGAAATGATCCCACCTGATTCCGTGACAGATATCGCATTGCTATCTGCGCTGATTAGAATGGTGTTGTTATTCTCGTCTACAAGTACACTCATCGGGTCACCTCTGCCTTCACGATAAACTTACCTTCTATGAGTCGCGTTACTTTGGTTGAGGGTGCAGTGATTTCTAAGTCATACACATAAGTATTAGGTGCGATAGCTGACATAGTAGAAGCTGAAACCAACAGGGTTAGGGTTCCAGCAGATCCAGCAATGGTGATGCCTGAAGTGTCCGTAAGTTCTAGGATTACGGTTCCGCTCGCTGCGGTGGTGCGGACCTGCATCTTAGCGGTGTAGCTGGTGATGTTAATAATCGCATCTAGGGAGTCGGTATAGGTAATCACTCTCTCTAAGGTTGCGCCTTGCTCAGCGTTAAATGTGTACTGTCCGGCTGACATAGTGATCTCCTAGAAAAAATTACCACCATAGTGTCATCAGATGTCTGACTCAGGGTGCTAGCCTTATAACCTTCAAAAGCGATCTCTTCACTTGCCATTCTTGTTCTTCCGTGGCTGCATCAACCTTGCTTGGATCTGCCTGATAGTTACCCTGATCAAACTGGGTGCAATATCACAGGGTTTTTCAATGATCTCGATGATCAGGAATCCACCTGAAATCACATATAATCCAGTGATGCCTTGGTAATGCCAATGATTATCCTTCCCTAAGCTTACCCCAACTTTGATGGCATCTCCAAACAGTAGAGATTGAGCCCATGAAGGGTGTAACTCAAAGTGAATAACCATGGGAATCCCCTTAAAGTGCTATGTACATCCACCCATGCAGGTTGGTGGTGGGGTTGCCATTGCCATCGATGTCTGCGGGTCTGACTATGGTGATGTAGAATGGTACACCTGCAGTCACAGCAAAAGATCCTGTCAGGTTATCTGATGAGGGCATCCCATAAATAGTCACATAGGTTAAATTGACATTGCTTTCACTTGTGTGGTTAGTGAAAGTGAAGTTAAAATAAAGAGTACCACTTACCTGAGGGGTTATTTCCCAGTTCACATAATCGGATCCATACTGGCTAGAGCTGGTGGAATCTAAGATGGCTTCATCACCAAGTTTCCCAGCACCTGTGAAACTGTTACTAAAAGTACCATTAAAAGTATTCAGCCCTGCGCCAATGAATATATCTGGTGGAGTTGGTGTTGGGGTTGGTGTAGGGGTCGGTGTAGGAGTCGGTGTTGGGGTTGGGGTTGGTGTGGGTGTTGGTGTGGGAGTCGGTGTTGGAGTGGGTGTAGGTGTTGGGGTCGGTGTAGGGGTGGGAGTTGGGGTTGGGGTGGGTGTTGGGGTTGGGGCAGCAAACCCCAGACTGGTGACATAAGCACCCGCATCATCGCTCTGGACAAAGTATGCGCTTTGGTGGTAGTGGTTTAAATTACCAGGGCTTTCGCCTAGTTCAGATCCTAGTTGATTGGATTTTAGGAACTTGCCTGATGCCCACTTTGAAAAAGCAATCACTATTTTTGAAGGTTCTCTGATTACAAATTCTGGACTAAGCGAAAGTACATATGGATCAGTTGGGTCATAGTTTCTGACTACTCGGGTATCAAACCAAGTGGCAGATAGTGCTAATCCGGTTGGGTATGATTTTGTTTGATTTATAGCATCTCTAACAAAAGTTGGTAATGTTGTTGGATCTTCATTAGCGTATCCTCCATAAAAGTCAGACGCTGCGAATAAAGTTATTTGGTTCCCAATAGCTGGGTAATAAGTGTCACCTATAAGCCTTTGCACACTCAAAGTGCTATAAAAAGTAAATTCATTGTTTGTATAACTGTTCAACATGGCATCAGGGAATCTTCTGTAAAAATACAAGTAGTCTATGAAAGTTTTCCCACTAGAAGCCAGTGGATAAAAGTTAGGAATGGCAAAGTGAAGCCTTCCTGATATTCCTGCATAAGTTAAAAGATCACTCCAATAAGTTAGCGTTGCAGCATCATAAGTCAGGGTCTCTTCCACTAGACCTAAATTAATCGGTTCATCCTTGTTCTCAAAATAGGCATTAGGCATATAAACTTTGATTTGTGGAGGAGGTAATACCTGACCGCTAAATGAAAATGTTAATGAAGCTGGTATATAACCTAATTCAATGAATGCAGCCTGATTTGATGAAAGCGAACTTTTTTCAAAATCAAGAACCATACTTGATGAAAAGTCATCGGTAGTAGTATATGTTGCGTTTCCAGCAAAACCTTCATACCATAAAGGGCCAAATTTAGATACAAAAGTAATAACTGCTGTTGGTTTTCGGTATACAGTACCATCAGTATAATCCATAAAATAAAACGCTATTTGTGCGTATAAATCAAAAGTAACACCACCAGAAGTATACTGGCCAATCAAAAAAAAATTTGTGTTTAAAGCTCCATTATAATTTATAGCAGTAAACATTTTAAGTGTTCTAGTCTCACCCATATAACTAACAGTTGCTTGATTAGGAAAATTTGTATCAACCTCTGGCACTGGTGGACAGCAAACAATATCTGCAATGGTTGGAGCTGCTATATTCCAAGCAGTTAGGGATGGGTATTTAATAACAGGGAAGTAAATATCAAACAAATAACCACTAGAACTAGTTGCAAAATCAATCGATCCTGTTTGGGATTGTGCTGCTGCCAAAGTTGGATATATTTTTATCGCTGAACTAGATTTCCTGAGGAAATAAATTTTCTGTATTTCAATTTCAATAGGCAGTTCTAAAATATTCTTAGTAAAGAAAACCTGATAAATAACACCTTGATAAACTGTTCCATCATAAAACAGTGTCAGGCTATTTGTACTGGCATTAATAGCTGTGCAATATGTTTTAAGTGAATAATAAGTAGTTGAGAATTGCATTATGCACCTTCCAGTGCCACTACTCTAGCTGTTAGGGCTGTTATTGCATCAAGCATGGCTTGAATGTCTACTGCTGTATATGTCAAACCAGTTCCACCACTGTTCACCTTTACAAATTTTCCACCATGACCTGTGGTTGAAGGGAAATCAGTAAGGGCTGTTAGCTGTAAAGTTCTGTAACCCTTGACCCCTGCTGATGTGGTTCCATACACCCGATTATTCCCTGGGCTTGTTTCATCATTCACCAAACTTAGTGCAACATAGGCAGGGTCGTTAGGGTTACCACCACCTGCAATGGACTTTGTAGTTGTGATGTTGTTTGCTGAAAATGTAACGGATGCGCTACCAGATCCTACAGTTAGAACCTTGTAAGGATTAGATCCATAGACAGATGGGGTATCACTTAGAGCAATAAAGGTGGTGTAGTTTGCATCAACTATAGGGCCAAATTCCAGCCCAGTTGCTGCATCATTAACCTTTACCACTCTGCCCTGATTAGCGGTGTAGGATTTTGCCGTGACATCACTAAGTGCAAGGAAGTTCCTGATCACCGCATTATCGTAGTCTGCTCCTGAAAAAGTAACTGTGCTTAGGGTTAAACCTTCTGGACCACATTGCACATCAGTCACCACATCGATCACTGCAGAACCACCACCAGAACTTGCACTGCTAACAGGTGGTAACCCTATCAGCACCCTTGGCTGTTCGCTTGAGTTGTACCCAAATATAGTGCCAAGGTAGAAACCCTTGCCAATGCTCGGTGCTGCCTGACCTGATGATAATTTAGGTGTGAAAGTCGTGCAGGTAATTCCCCCAGTCACGATTCCATCACTATCATTTTTACCCCATTGCATTAGCCCTGCAGCATCCACCCCTGAATTGATTGGATAACAGGTAACAGCACCATCAATAATCCAAGCTTTCACAGTGGCATCATAGGTGCAAGTAACTGTGGCTGGAACATAGGCCCAAATCAATGCAGGGGCATGATCCAAAGGTATGTGATCATCGATCTCTGCTGAGAAGTTTCCATCCTTGGATTTCTTCAGGAGTCGCATAAGTTGCTTAGCTGTTTCAAATTCAAACGCTACTGGGTCTGGCATTAGAAGAATCCTAGTCCTGGTAAAGTCTTAAAGTTTACTGTGCCGTAAATGGTTGATGCTGGGAAGATGATGTAGCTGCTACTGTTCAACGCGCCCTTTTTACCTAGTCCATTGAGCTTGACAGGTTGCGTGATTTTAACCCCACCTTCAAAAATAGGAGCGCGCTCCCCATCATCTTTTTTGATGCGATATCCCATATCCAGCAGATACATATCCCAACCTATAAGAGTGGTTCCATCCACTGGACTTAAGCTTGTATTCACTTCTATTTCATAGGTCAATCGCCAGTATTGGAAGCTGCCCTCTAAAAGCAGTTCGGTGTTGATGTTCTTAATCTTTCCAGTTTTTGCTGGGATCGATAACACACACCCAGTGCCTGTGGTGAAAGTAACACTGGTGCTGTTTACTTTGCCTATGTAGGTGGCAAGGGTGTAGCTATTGATGCTGCTAACATTGCAGCCGATGCTGAACACTGGCCGAAACTTTTCCACTGTAATGGGTGGCACAAAGGGATCACCAGCAGAGTTAATAATGTTCGGCACTATGTAAGGAAAACTGACAAAGTTTACTTTGAAATCGGGTGGTCTCAGGGTGGGGTTTGATTCTCGGTTTTCTGGCTTCTGCCCTGCTTGCTGCGTTTCCACTTGTGGTGGTGGAGTGCTGCCACCTGAGCTGGTAGAGGATGCATCTGGGTTGCTGCTGTACTCAATCGTGACTTTCCAAGTCTGGGGGTCGGACTGCTCAGGGGTGATGTTCACATTTTGAGCGTAGGTGTCAGAATCCCCAGGGTAATTATCCCCAATCTGTGGGCAGTTAGCATGGCCATAAATGGCATTATAGATGCTGATGTCGGTTTGTTCGATGCTGTCGGTGTGAACGATGAAAGTGCGAGTGTAGGTGTTCTGATAACTCTTATCGAGTGTGCCTTTGCGCTCTTCCCACAGTTCCTCAAAAATATCAATAGCCATGGGAAGTTCCTTAGGGGTTGACTGCAACTGCAATTTGTTGAGGTCTGGGCATATTAGCTGGGAGGTTGTTGATGGCTTCTGCGATATCTTTGGCAGCTTGGAGCTGTTGGGCTTCTACCTCAGCAGCAGCTTCCATGAGCTGCCTGATTTCTTCTTGAACATTTTTAGCTTTGCCCATCTGATCCACTTTGACTTGGAATTCTTCTGCGGATCCAGCCTGCACTGCGGATGCAAATTGCTGAGGACCGCCTAGGCCAGTTGCATCTTTGAGTTTCTTGATAGCATTGGCAGAACCAAGCGCAAAAGCCATGGCACCTTCTCTGGTTCCATCTAACATGCCCCTAAGTTTTGCTAGTTCATCTTCATACTGTTGCAGGGGTGTAATGTTGTCGGCAAAAAATTTCTTCCACCCTGGTTCTTCTATGCGTAATGGCTTTTTAACTTCATCAGCTAATTGTTGCCACTGCTTATCAAAGTCGGCCAATTCCATGGCAGCTAATTGCATCTCTTCTTCTAATGCAGTTAGCCAAGTACCACCCCCATTGGATGCGGGTTGCAACATGTCATTAATATCATCTGGACCAAAACCACCGCCAGCACCACTCATGTCAGTATCTGCTAAATTCTGAGCATTTTGCGCTGCTAGATCGAAAGCATTGGCAAGGTTGTTTGCTGCATCAGTTGCTGCTATGGTGTTGTTCCCTATGGTGGTTATACCATTGGCTGCATCTGTCAGACCCAGTGCCCAGTTTGCGGTTGCTGCGCCTGCATCAGAGATGGGGTTAAGTATGTTGTCTTGGATAGCCTGTGCCCAGGTATTACCCTTCTTTAGTACAGTGCCACCTACCCTTATAAAATCCACTGTGAACCCAATGATCGTTGATAGAGCATCAATCATTGGCTTAAGATCTTCTAGCATTTGCGCTGCAGCTCTTTGGACCTGTGCAAGCATTTCATCGATGGTCATTTTTTCAGTGAATATTACCCATTCATCAATCACACTAGAAAGATTATCCATTACCATTGCGGTGGTAGTGGAAACAAAGGCACCAATCTTCATGAGTAGGGGTTCTAGATCCTCAGCCTTTTTAAATACCGCATCAAAAAAGTTGGTAACTGTGTCACCAAGGTTCACTAAACCAAAACCCTCTAGAAGACTGGTTCCCAGCTTCTGCATCAGGACTTCAATATTATTGGTAACCCTGCTCCAAACCCCTGAAAAACTATTCGCAGATTCTGCTGCTGCTGCTGCGATCTGTGGCATGTTAGCTGCATCAGCAATAGCCTGAGTTGCTTCTGCTACTGTAACCAAACCCGCTGCCACTCTGCGTTTGGCTTCATCAATGCTGACTCCCATGCGTTTAGCCAGGGCTTCAAACACTGGGATCTGTTCGTCTGCAAGTTTCCCCAAGGATGCCATATCAGCACCACCATTGGTCGCCATATCTGCGATCTTATCAGTGATGAGTGCTACGATCTTTTCGGGATTCCCTAGAGCTACACCCAACCTGTTAAAATCTTTGATCAAGCCAGCAATCGCATCAGGTCTAAACTTCATGCCAGCTAATCGGGTTGCTGCTTCACCCAAAGCAGTAAAGCTGGCACTGGGGCCAGTCTTCATGATGTCTTGCAAACCTTTAGCGATGCCCTTGAATCCGGTCATGGCTTTTAATCGATGATCCAGTTCCTGAAACTTACTGCCAGAATCAATAACCTTGGCACCTAGATCAATTACAGAAGATGTAATCTTAGTTACTAGATTTAAAGCACCATCAAAGATCTTGCTGAATGCACTAGTAAAGAATCCTATCCCTAGCATATCGGTGATTTTCATACCACCACCACTTGCAGACTTGGGTGCATCATTACCATTTTCCAATGATGCCTTACTCCTTCCAGTAGCAGCTTTATGAATAGCATCTTCCGCTTTTAATAATTTCCTTTCAACATGCTCAAGTGCTTCTAATTCTTTTGCCAGTTTAGCAGCAGCACCTGAATCAATCATCATCTGTCGGGCTTGCTGATCAAGTTTCTTGTTCAGTAAGTCGGTTTCTGCAGCCATCTTTTTGGCATTCAAAACAAAGGCAGCTGTGTTTTTATCTTCAAGAATCGGTGGTGGCTTAATTGGAATGGGTGGGGGAATTCCCCTGGCCTTATTCTCTGCAGCAATTAGCTTTTGTTCAATCTTCTCCAACCTGACCATTTCATCATGAAGCTTTTTAGTAGCACCAGAATCAATGTTCATTTGACGAGCTTGCAGTTCTAAAGCTTTGCTGGCTAAGTCTGTCTTAGACCTTAGATTCATCTGCTCTTGAACATAGGCAGGTGTATTAGTGTCAATCTTAGGTGGTTCGATTATTGGAGGTGGGGTAATAATCGGTACTGGCTGATTGATACCTTTAGCCTTATCCTCTTGAGCTTGCATGGCTTTTTCTTGCGCTTCAAGTTTTACTAACTCATCATGCAGCCTTTTAGTTTCCCCACTATCCAACATCATTTGCTTGGCTTGCAATTCCAACTTTCTAGCATTGATGTCTAGTTCTGCATTCAGTGTTTTGGTACTAGCTGCAAAGCCTATTGCCTGATCATCGACCGCCAACATGGATGCAACCACATTCTTATTTTCTAGGGCCAATAGCTTTTGCTTCTGGGTATTTAGTTCGATCAATAGCGTATTATTCTTGAAGGCTGCATCTGTCTTCATCAGATTATTTTCAAGCTCTTTATAACCTGTCTGCAGTTTAGCGGTCTGGAATTGAAGTTCGTTCTCATCCTTCATGAGTAACAGCGTTGCGCCATCGAGCAAGACCATCTGATCCGTTGCCAACTTAGCTGCTGCCGATGTTTGCTTAAACATAGTGGCATTGATAGCACCAGACACGGCTGCTGCTTGAAGCTGCTCAAGCGAGAGCGTAACCTTTTCCGTTGCGGTGGTGATCTGATTTGCGTTTAGAGCTGCTTTAATGCTGGTGTTGCCAAACACCTGAACTTTTTCAGATGCGGTATTAAGCGATGAAGTGAATCCTGAAAGGTCTGCTGTAACACTTAGACTGGCTCTTCCTAGAGATGTATCTGCCATGTCTATTTTCCTTTTTTAGTAACCAGCCCACCTAACATTGCTGCGATCTGTGCGGGTGTCTGCTTCTGCTCTACCCTCTCACCCATCCAGTCAGGAATAAAATCAGATAGCTTGTGTTTGCTGGTGCTAGTGCAAGCCACTTGGGTGTGCTGAACACTTCCAGCTAAGAAATCCAACCTTGCATCACCTATGGGTTCGATCCTAGAGAAAGCCACCCACTCCATGAGTTCAGAGTGGCTCATCTCCTGTTCGATCTCTGACACCATCTTTTTCAGATGTCCGGCTAGCCTAAATAGAAATAATCTACTCGGGCTTTCCCTTAGTTTTTTTCCGCTTCCTCTACTGCACCTGCTCCAATGCGATTGATTTTAAGAATCGCATCAAAGATCTTTTCTAAGATAGTGGCAGGTAACACATTCACTTCTGCAATGTCAGCTTCTGTGAATAGCGGTTTTCCTAATTCATCGCAGCACCCCTTGATTAGCATCCGTGCCCGCAAGTTTTCTGGGGTTTTACCCTTAGTTCGTGCTGCGTTGAATTCGTTGTCTATAGAATCGCGTTCACCCACAGTCAGACTTCTGACCCAAACAGATCCTTCCCACTCGGGCACCTTGACTTCCAGCCTGGGCAGGTTGTCTTTTTTAGCAAGGATCTGTGATCGCGATAAAGCCATGAATAAACTCCTATTAGTCTGGGTAACAAATACCCGAGACCTTAACAGTGAAAGTTGCCTTAATTAAATCGTCACCAACAGCAATGGAACTAATGCCCCTTGAGGTGATGAATCCATTTACAGTGATCGAAAGGGTAATAGGTGCAGGAATGGCTATGACAAAATTGGATGCAGTCCTTGCCACAGCTAAGGCATTTAAAGCAGCAAAATTTGTTTCGTCTAGATTGACTTCAAAAGTCATTTCCCCACCATCCTCAAACCCTGCAATAAATGTATGAGCATGATTTGTACTTGAAAGATTGGTAGTCTGAATCGATCCAATTTTTGACACAGGTGGAGTGATGGAAATCACTTCAGCCACAGCAGAACCTGCTGTAAGAGTTACCCCATAAGTTGATTGAACTGCCATGGCTTAGCCTCCAAAAAAGTCGGTTGTTGCTTCCGTAAACACAATAACTAGATCCACACTCGCAGTATGAATCCCAGTATCTTTTCCTGATTCAATATCCCATCCAACAGATTCAGAATCCATTCGGACCTGATGAATGAAAGTGGTTCCCCAGTTGCCTTGGAATCCATTAAATCTAAGTCTAACTTGTTCGATGATACTTTCGCAAATCATACGGCTTGGAGCGAATACATCGAGCTGAAACCTAGAGACACAGACCCCAGTTGCACCCCTTAGATGCAGCTCTCGGGTGGTGTCAATCTTGCTGTAAATGATAAATGGGTAGGCGCATTTTTCCGGTGCCGTGTCGGGATAGATGCGAGTTCCTACCAGACTGGTGATCGTTGCCTGAGTCGTAAGGTAGGAGTAAAGTTCCGTTTCAATCATTTTCGACCTCCCATGCTCGAGATAATTTCCTTCATCTTCTCGGCAAACCGATTGAAGATCTGA